TACACCCTTATCCATGGAGTCTTCATTGCTATCTGAATAATAAGTTAATATAGCAAATAGCTTACTAGCTTCACCCAGAGTGAGAGTAATGATGTGATCATGATTGTTATCTGCGGTTACATTCATGTTAGTTTCTCCCTTTAGTATTAGTGTTCAATTTCTAGCTAAATCTTCTAATTCTTCCTTAGCTAATTCAGGTGGCATATCAGTAATATTAACTATGTGTCCAAGAGGCGTACCGTAGTTAGATAAATCAATTTGTTTATCCTCAGCGATTGCTTGCATAAGTAACTTATACTTACGATCGCTTACTTTATATGCAAAGCCAAACGTAGCTACTATTTTCATGTGCTAATCTCCTGATTAAATATCAAAGCATCTTAAACAATGCATCATCATTAATTCCATCATTGCTATTTAGTTCTGCCTGCCTCCTTTCTTTTTCAGCTTCAATAAGTTCAGCATGTTTGGTGATGATAGGTAAGAACTCTTTATAATCTTTATGTTCACCAGTGCTAATGAAGTGATCTGCTGCTGCAAACTTAGCTTCTTCAATTTGTTCAGCAGTATAGTTAGGAATGCTATCTCCCTGATTGCGGCGCTCAATGCCAAGGTATTCAGGAGTAGCAACTATCTTATCTTTAGGAATACTTGGGTCCATCTCAGTAAGATTAGCAATATTAATTGTGGGTTTAATATTCCTACCAGTTTGTACATAAGCAGGAGTAGCTGCACCAATCTTATCTTTAAATGCTGTTTGTTGTAGCTTAGTTAGTGCTGATTTAGAGTTAGGCTGTAAGCCATTGCCAGTTGTATTCAATAGGCAGATATCAAATATAAGATCATTGATCTCATCAATAGTGAGAGTGATGCGATAAGTAGGAGTGGCCATGATATAGTCCTTAGTTAAAATGAAATAGGCAATTCGGCAGAGAACCGAATCGGCATTATGCCATTTAGTCATTTCGGTGTCAAGCCCTCCCTGCCAATCTCCCTCACTCATTGTCCACCTAGTTATTAGTATCTACTGTTGTACACTCATTGTTAGTTATGTGGAGCTATACAATAGTAGTTACTATCTCCTATCTATCTATTCTTACTTACTTATATCACTACATAGCGGCATCAATATTACCCCTATTAAAATTTAAAATTAATATTATATTTAAAAACTGTTACTTATAATTTTAAAGGGGATAGATAGGGATAAGTATGAGATAGGTACTTGTTAGTTATAGGCATAGATGGAGATAGATAGTTATAAGTAGGAACAGTTAGGCATCGGGATAGGCAGGATAGGGGCAGAACCGAAACACCGAAATGCCCAATCACCATTTAGGCAATCAGGCATTTTGCCGAATTGGATTTTAAGTTCTAACTAATGAGTTCTTTCATCAGCACCATACTAACATCAGGCATCCAACATTCAATAGCCATCTGCATAGCATCCAATGCCAGATTATCTACAGTACAGAATTCTTGTTCTCCTCTGCTGTATCTTTCAATGAATGCTTCAGCAGCTATTGAATCATTCTCAGCAGCTACAACAAGCTTACCAAGTTCAATGCCGCTGATAGAACGAAAGCTTGCATAGATATTATAATGTGCCATGATATTTATTCCTTTATCCTTTGAGATTACGATTGCGAGATTTATGTTCCCACTTCTTATACCATTTAACATAATCAATACCTGAATCAGGTTTAAGCGATTGATAGTTAGTGATATATTTCCATTCACTAATAGCAGCCATCATTCCAATAATGGATAGGAAGATGGTAAGTATCAGTATCAATATGGATTGCCAGTAAGTGTTAGCAGTAGCTAATAGGATGATAGTGTACATGTTTATGTGTGATAGTTAGTTCCTTTCAGATAGTCTTAGATGCTTTAAACCTAATATGCAGTTCATCATTAGGATAAAGATCACCAACTAATCGCAACCATTTCTCAATAAGCGATGATCCATTCTTAGTAAATACCATATTAGCTAGTTCTTCAGCTTTAGCATTAGCTACATCAACAGGATAGATGCCAAGATTAAGTTTAGCAAAGGTAGTTCCTACTCTCCCCTCTGTATTCAGCCGCACAATATAGGCAACTACATATAAGTTCTTATTCATGATAATTACCTTTCATTTCCCCAAAAGAATATACATTGCAGCTTCTTCGCTCCAGCCACGGTTCCTAAGATACTTAGCAGCAGTGTAAACACCAAGAGTACCGGCGATGAATCTAGCTTGTTCAATGGGTGTTCTCTTATGATGAGGATTGATCTGAATCTTAGCGCACATAATTATATCCTTTCAGGTTTAGGTAATTGTAAAGATCACAGTAATCTCTACTCAATAGGATACTAGCATCTAGCCAATACCCTATTAAATGAGACTACACTTTAGAGCAGATCAATAAGATCAACATTCTTAGACGCATCTTCCTTCATCTTATTGAGTCTCACCATGAACCTTGATGCAAGAGCATCCCCAGCCGGTGCCAGTTCAAGACACTTAATCAGGCTATCACACATCTTAGGTTCATAGCTAGTCTTACCACCTGCTAGGGAACTTACCTTATCTTTAAAGGTTCCCACTACAGCCATAATCTGTGCAGATTCTTTATCACTAGGAGTGCTGCTAACACCAAGCTTATCCGCCAGAACTACAGCAAGCATCTCACCGATACTTTCATCAAACCATTTGCCAACACTCTCTTTAGTCAGTCGTCCTGATTCATTGTTGGATTCTAACCATTCAATCATGCTTGCAACACTAATTTCCTCAGTACTGATGCTCTTACTTCCAGCATCAATCTTTTCCCTGATAATCTTATCTTGTACACTTTGGAGATACTCAATCACATGTGGTTCAAGTGCAGTCAGGTTATTACGGATATCGCCCACGGCAATCATTGGGATACTTACACACTGACTATCCCTCTTAATTCCATACATTGGATTATCTTTATCATTAATAGTCTTATAAGTTACCTTAGCCAGCCTTTGGCCAGTGAAAGGTTTAGAAGTCTTCGGATCATACTTAACAACACTGTGATTAGCTTGGTCAATAATGCTCATAATTAATACTCCTACTTGGTCAATGGGAACTACGGGTTGATAAGGATACTCTAGGCAATCTGCATTTTTCCTACTAATTAGATGCAAACTGCCTGCAATACCCTAGTTAAAATTAGAAACTAGGTTGATAGTTCATTAGCCTTTGCTTTTCAGCTTCACACTCAGACTTAGTACCTACCATCTGTACAGCATAGTCCGAGTAAAAGTAATTAGCTTCGGTAGCTTTAACAATCCTCAATCCATCTACAGTATCAACTAACAGGTGAGTCATGATTAATTTCCTTTAGTAATAAGATTAAAGATATTGTCCATATCCATACGCATATGCTCTAAGCTCCAACCCGCATTAGTGTATCGCTGCTTAACGCCGTCAATGAAACTAAACACTTCATAGTAAGGGTTAGGATTGAATTTGATAGTTTGCTCATAGATAGCTACCATCACATTACCTTGCTCACGTTTATCTACCAGTTTCATTCTGTCTTACTCCTTACTAGTTAGTAATCATCATCACGTTGCCAGCGCTTAAAGGCATTATATCAAGAATAAAGAAAAAGAGAATAGCTTTTCATCATTGTATTTAACTATCAACCCTATAGCCAAAAGCTATTGGCAATAATCATGCCAGCTACAGCTATACATACATTCATGTATGTCAGTAAGCGTCCCAGCTTCAAGCCTATCTACTAGTAGGTAGTCTCCCAATGCTTACCTTCCCAATCATTATCATCAATATCATTATCCTCACAATTACTTATCATAATAACTAATCGCATGCGGGGGGATGGGACCTTTTTTGATCGCCATCGCTGTCCTAGTCCTAAGGCACTCCTAAAAAATTACTAAAGTTTTTTAATCTCAATCCTCCCTAGTTATAACTAATGACCTCAATCATAATCACTATATTATATACTCTCACTCACATCCAATCATGAGCACTCAAATTCAAACTGCTAGGAGTACAACAGAAAAGAGAGCTATTGAACTGTTAGGTTCTGGACTCTCGGCGGCCACAGTAGCTACAGCTATTGGAGTCAGTGAATCTCGCATCTCGCAACTAATGGCACAGAAAGACTTTGCAGATGAAGTTGCAACTATTAGATTCCAGAATCTTCAAAAGCATAATGAGATGGACAATGCTTATGATAGAATGGAAAAGAAAGTTGCCACTCAATTAGAAGAGATGTTACCATTGATGACAAGGCCAATGGAATTGTTAAAAGCAGCATCTGTTATTAATGGCATGAAGCGCAGAGGTTCTAGCGCACCAGAACAAATGGTAAATCAGAATCAAGTAGTGCAACTCCTTATGCCTACTGTTATCACCCAGAAGTTCACAACCAATGTAAACAACCAAGTTATCCATGCTGGTAATCAAACACTTGAAACTATCCAAGGCTCGCAACTGTTAGCAGCAGCTAAAGCTAAGTCTCAAGTAGTTAATGAGCATGGAGCAGGCTTACACAATCAGAGTACAGACTATGTTGAAACCAAAGCCATCACCCACTCCAATAACTCCCCAAGAGCTTCAATTGAACTCATACAACAAAGAGTCTCAGAAATTACAAAATCAGCAGAAGCTACAAGATCAGAACAAGATAAGGGCAATGGAACTGCTGCTGTCTATGAGCCGCCAATTGGAAGTTAGTTCTGTGACAGTTAAGAAAGGAAATAATTATGAATAGCAGGAGCTATTATGGGTAAGACTTTATTGGAATCTTTGGGAGCTACAGATGAAGAAATCAAAGCAGCAAAAGCGGATACAGAGATTGCCAGTTATGGATCTAACTATAAAGAAGAAGAAATCCCAGTTCAAGAAGCTGCTTTCGAAGCAGAGCAAGTCCATAACCTTGCAAGAACATCCCTTGACTTCCTTGCAGCACTTGCAGCTCCGGTTGTCTTTCGCTTCTGCTTTCCACCGGTATTTGTAAGTGTATGGCTATGGTTATTAGATGAACTTAAAAAGCCCCGTAGTTTTCCGCAACTAGCATTAGGTCTTCCTCGTGGCTTTGGTAAGACTACTGTTATCAAACTATTTGTACTCTATTGCATTCTCTTCACTAATAAGAAGTCCTTGTTATTTCCAATACAGCTAAACTAGCTGAGAATATTATCTTCGACATTGCAGCCTTTCTAGATGAACCAAATATCAAGAAGGTATTTGGAGATTGGAGACAAGGGTTAGTACAAGATACCCAAGCAATGAAGAAGTTTGGTTTCCGTGGAAGGAACATAGTTCTGGCAGGTATTGGCGCCGGTACTAGCCTTCGTGGTATGAATATTAACAATGAACGTCCAGATGTGATGATCTTTGAAGATATTCAATCTCGTGAAGAAGCTGATAGTGAGATCCTTTCTAATGCACTAGAGCAGTGGATGGTTGGTACTGCTATGAAAGCCAAGTCACCTGCTGGTTGCATGTTCTTGTTTGTGGCTAATATGTATCCTACTAAGTGGTCAATTCTTAGGAGATTAAAAGCCAATCCTAACTGGGCTAAATTCATTGCTGGTGGCATTCTTGCGGACGGTACTTCTCTTTGGGAAGAGCTACAACCTATTGAACAGTTAACAAGAGAATTTGAGAATGACCTTGCAATGGGTCGGCCAGAAGTATTTTATTCAGAAGTTCTTAATGATGAAAACGCTGCGTCTAATAACCTTATTGATTTCTCTAAGATCCAAGATTATCAGTGGCCTAATGATCAAATCCCAGAAGGGAACTTTGTTATTGTCGATCCATCTGGTTGGAAAAAGAAATCAGATGAAGTAGCAGTTGGCTATTTCGAAGTTCATGCAACTAAGCCAGTATTGAGAAAGCTCAGAAGTGATAGGTTAAGTCCTGTTGATACAATTAGAACTGCGATTAAATTCTGCCTTGAGAATAATTGCAGGCTAGTAGCAATTGAATCTGTAGCGTATCAAGCTACTCTTCTCTATTGGTTTAAGTTCATCTGTGAGCAAATGGGTATCATCGGTATTCAATGTGTAGAGATTTACCCCGGTGGTAACTCTAAGAACTCTCGTATCCTTCAGATGTTTAAAGATTATCAAGCTGGAGACATTGTTATCCATGGTGATCTGAGAGCTGAAGTTCACGCACAGATGGTAACTTTCAATCCAATGAAGCTAGATAATAGTGATGATATTCTTGACCTTCTCTGTTATGCTCCACGCGTACAAGCTGAGTTTGGTCAGTATGTAGTTTCTATTGGTGAGATCAGAGAACTTGAGCATTCAGTGATTGATGTTGAAATTGATAACTGCTGTTATTAATTAGGAACAAAATATGAACTTCACATTTGATGCAACACAATTAATTAAAACACTTAATAGCATTCTTCCTGAAAGCCAGACACCCGCTGATGAAGCTAATAAAGGAAACATTCTCCGAGAAGCTATCAGAACCAATGCGGATAAATCTGCTGAAGAGAATAAGGAGAATGGAGACAAAGATAATGAAAATAATGAAGGTGATCTAGTAGATAATTCTGGAAATAATATGCTAGACACTATGAAAGATTCAGTCACAGATTTTATCACATCAATGTTCATTCCCTAAATCTCTAAATACTAATTTCCATAACTAGGAATAACAACCATGACTACAGCCAATACCCCATTTAATCTTAGCCATAAATCACAAGCAGCAATTATTGAATACCTTAAGCAGTGTTTCAATCTTTATAATAAGGGTATCAATATTCGTGCTAAGTTGCGTGATATGGACCTAGCTTATAATCGTGAAAAGAATCAGCTAGAAGAGAATCGCAAAGCTAAGCAAGCTAATAGATACGGTGATCAGAATCGCTATCAAGACCTTACAATTCCTGTTGTTATGCCACAGGTTGAGGCCGCAGTTGTATATCAATCTTCTGTGTTTCTGCAAGGCTCTCCTATCTTTGGTGTTGCTCCTTCCCCGCAATACAGTTCTCAAGGTCTGCAAATGGAATCAGTCATTGCAGATAACCAGACCAAAGGCGGCTGGGTTCGTGAACTGCAAATGGCATTCCGTGATGGATTTAAATACAATCTCGCAGCAGTTGAATTAGTTTGGGAACGTAAGGTATCTGCTAGCTTTGATACTGATGTTAATTTTGGTAATGGTAAGGTTGGTAAGCCTAAAGAAATTAATTGGGAAGGTAATGTATTTAGGCGAATGGATCTTTATAATACATTCTGGGATCTGCGTGTAGCACCAACTGCTATTCATGTTGATGGTGAGTTCGTTGGTTATAAGCGTCTGATGTCTAGAATTAAACTCAAGAGTTTCCTCAATGAGTTGCCAGATAAGATTATCTCCAATGTTAAAGCAGCCTTGGAATCTGGTGCTGGTTCAGCGGCTGGTAGCCTTGTTAATTCCAACAGTATCTTTACCTATTATGTTCCAGATATCAATGTAGCTGGTGGCCTTTTAGATGCTGTTAATCAAGGTATGGATTGGATGAGCTGGGCAGGATTGTCTGGTGCAGATACTAATAAGATTCAGTATAAGAACATGTATGATGTTACTGTTCTCTATGCTCGTATCTTGCCATCTGATTTCGCAATGTTCGTACCGCAGTCTAATACGCCGCAAATCTGGAAGTTTATCATCGTGAACAATGAAGTTATTGTTTATGCTGAGCGCCAGACTAATGCTCATAACATGCTGCCTATTCTGTTTATGCAGCCTAATGAAGATGGCTTGCAGTATCAGACTAAATCGCTTGCTAAGAATGTGGAGCCAATTCAGGATATTAGCAGTGCCCTTATGAACTCGGTACTTGCAGCTCGTCGTCGCGCCATTAGCGACCGTGGCCTATATGATCCAAGTCGTGTAGACTCTGCACATATTAATAGTGTAAATCCATCTGCTAAGATTCCAGTTAAGCCCTCTGCTTATGGTAAGCCATTAGGAGAAGCTTACTATTCTATTCCATTCAAAGATGATCAGTCTCCATTGATGATGCAACAGATTGGATTGCTGGGACAATTTGCTAATCAGATTAGTGGTCAGAATCCGGCTAAACAAGGTCAGTTTGTGAAGGGTAATAAAACCACTCATGAATTTGATACTGTTATGGGGAATGCTAATGGCCGAGATCAAGCTACATCTATGCTGCTGGAAGCTCAGTTCTTCACTCCTGCTAAGGAGATGTTAAAACTTAATATCCTTCAGTATCAGGGCGCTTCTCAGGTTTATAACCCTCAGAAACGTACACAAGTTAATATTGATCCAGTTGCTCTTCGTAAGGCATCTCTGGAATTTAAAATCTCTGATGGCCTGACTCCAACTGATAAGCTTATTAATGGTGATGTTCTGGCAGTAGCTTTCCAGCAGATTGGTACTCCTAACTCTCCTGTGGCGGCTGGATATAATGTAGCTCCATTGTTCACATACCTTATGAATACTCAGGGCGCTGATCTTTCTGCTTTCGAGAAATCACCAGAACAGATGGCTTATGAGCAGGCAGTGGGACAGTGGCAACAACTTGTTATGCAACTGGCTAAACAGAATCCAGATATTAAGCCAGAACAGTTCCCACCACAACCTACTCCGCAACAGTTTGGTTATCAGCCACAAGGTAACAATCCCGGTAATGCTCAGAGCCAGCAACAGTAATCGGCCGCCAGTACCGACAGCAACACTAACACTTAGCTGATCGTCGCGTATCGCTGGGCGCAGGGGCTGATAAACTTATAAGCAGATGGATACCAAGGAAATAGTAGGAAGCCGCAGGATCGCCATAAGGCGAGCACCGGGTGAACTACCCTTGGTACCTACTGTGTTAAGTTATCATCCCCTGATAAAGCCCCGGTGAGGAGCAAAGAGCAGCGGAACATTTATTATCTATAATTTATAACTATTGAGGATATCATGGCAACTCCTAAACTTAATCATTTTGCAGAATTTGATCTCAGTGATCAAGAACGTATTTCTGGACAAACTCTGAATATGAATCAAATTATGATTCTTCAGAATCTTCGTGCTGAGTATGCGCACAAGAAACTTAATCTTACTTATGATCCGATTAACCCACAAGTATTCCTTCAACAAGAAGCAGAAATTATGGGTTGGGTTAATTGTATTACTTACGTTCTTGATTGCAATGAAGCTGCTCGTATTGAAGCCGTAGCTGCTGCTAATAATAACAATGGCCAATCCTGAGGTGACAGATTAATAGCCGACCTTTATGATTCAACCTGCTCTAAGTAACAAAACCCACACTAGTAACTCATCCAAAACTCGGAGATTTTAAATGTCTATTTTTGAAAAGTTGTTCGGTAATCCGCAACCTGCACCAGCTCCTGTTGCTCAACCAGCTCCTGCAACTCCCGGCAATATGCCAGCTAACGCACCTGCTAATACTCCAGTAGCTACTAGCGGTACTGCACCTAACGGTGTTGTTCCTAATAATCCTACTGTAACTGATCCGCTTGATCAGTTTAAAGATATCTGGAATACTGAAAATAAGCCGGGTGCGCAAGGTCAACCACTGTTTAATGTTGATCAGACTAAGATGATGGAAGCTGCCCGTAAGCAGAACTTTGCTTCTGGCCTTAATCCAGAACTTATTGCTAAGGTAGCTGCTGGTGGCCAAGAAGGTGTGCAAGCTATGATCGAACTTATTAATACTGTCGGTCAGAACGTTTATGCACAATCTGCATTTGCTGGTACTAAGCTTATTGAAGGTGCACTGGATAAGTCTGGTTTTGCACGATCTGCCGATCTAGATACTCGTTTCAAGTCTCTGAGCGTGGATAACGCACTAAAGCAAGATAACCCAATTTTCTCCAACCCTGCAGTGGCCCCAATGTTGGATATGGCTAGGAATCAGTTCTTGGTTAAATATCCTAATGCTACCCCAGCAGAACTTACTAAGATGGCTCAAGACTATCTTATTGGTTTTGCTAACGCAGTCACTACTCCACAAACTCAGCAACAGCAACAAGCTCAAGCTCAGGCTGCACAAGGTGAAGATTGGAGTAAGTTCTTTAATTAATTAGTAATACTTAATTTTATAAACTTTATAGGAATATAATATGTCTACTGGTACTTTTACTACTGCCCAGCTTACTCAGGATCTGGCAGCTAAGTCGTTTGCGGGTATGATTACTCGCCTGATGCCTAACGGTTCTGCTCCGCTATTTGGTATGTCTGCAATGCTTACTGCGGAAACTGCTGTTCAAGTTGAACATGGCTTCTTCACTAAGACTATGCTGTTCCCCTCGCTGACTCTGTCAGCATCGGCACTTAGCACTGATACTACTCTGACGGTTGTTAGCACTGCTAACGTTCTGCCGGGTATGATCATGCAGGTTCCAACTACTAACGAGAACGTTATCGTTAACAGCGTGACTGACGCTACTCACGTTACTGTTACTCGTGGTGTTGGTACTGTGGCTGCTGCTGCTATTAGCAACTCGGTTGTTATTAACCAGATTGGTAATGCATACGAAGAAGGTTCTGTTCGTCCGAACTCGCTGATTATCAATCCTGTTCGTATCACTAACCTGACTCAGATTTTCCGTAATACTTGGGCTATCACTGATACCATCCGTGCTACTCTGATGATTGCTGGTGAATCTAACGATGCTGAATCGCGTCAGGATTGCGCAGCTTTCCACGCAGCTGATATTGAGAAAGCTCTGTTCTTTGGACAGAAGTCGCAAGGTACTCGCAATGGTCAACCGTTCCGCACTATGGATGGTCTGATCAATATTGTTAACAACCTGAGCTACTACCCTTCCAGCTACGTTGCACCTAACGTTAATACTGCTGGTGCTACTACCAACTACACCCAGCTGGAAACTATGCTGGACCCGATGTTCAACCAGACTACTGATCCTAAAGTAGCTAATGAACGCGTGCTGTTTGTTGGTGGCGGTGCTAAGAAGGTGATCAATAAGATTGGTCAGCTGAATGGTACTTACATGATGGTTGATGGTGCTACTAGCTATGGTCTGCAATTCTCGACCTTTAAAACTAGCCGTGGTACTTTCCGTCTGATTGAGCACCCGCTGTTTAATACTAACCCGACTTGGCAGAAGATGGCAGTTGGCGTCGATCTGTCTACTTTCCGTGTTGCTTATCTGGGTGATCGTAAGACTCAGAATAAGGAATTCAACCAGAAAGGTGATGTGTCGGATAATGGTATTGATGCTGTTGGTGGTACTCTTACTACCGAACTGACTTGCGTTGTCAAGAACCCGCCGGCTAACTCGGTTGTCTATAACCTGACTGCTGGCGCACAGGGTTAATATTGTTTCTCCTCTTGCAGTGAGTCTGTTAGTTTAAACAGCTATCAGCTCACTGCTTTTTTATATCCTAAATATTCGGAGTTTTATATGTTCATCGCACAAGACCAGATTGATTCTATCGTTAACCAAGTTGCTAACACTGAAGATGCTGTAGTTGTTTTTCACAATACGCTGCTGCATTCGCGTTTCTCGCTGAAGAATGGTAAAGAGTGCATCTTCATGAATGGTGAATTCGCTACTAGCAATGTGGACGAAATTAAAGAACTGCTGGCTGAGATTAGTGCAGGTAATCCGCACATCTATCTGAAGAAAGAAAAGTTCATGATGGATAAGAAAGAACTTGATCCGATGGAAGCACTGCGTCGCAGGATTATCGCAGAACACATCGCATCGCAGAATGCTATCCAAGCAGGTAATGCTGACTATGGTACTAGCGAACAAGGTAAGCTGAATGTAGCATCGAGTGCTGATGTTGCAGCTGCTGCTTCTGGTTCGTCCAGTGGTGCGGCTTCGACTGCTAAGATTGTTGCAGGTCCTCGCGGTTAATTATTAATATCCATTAATTTGGTTCGGTGAAAACATGGCAGACTTTAACACCATTGTGAGTGAAGTATTTACAATTACTAATCGTCCTGATCTGGTAAAAGAGACGCAATTGGCTGTTAAGTCTGCCACGTTGCAGCTTCACCGATCAGAGTTCTTTTACAAAGATATTTTAGAGATTGCATTAAAATTCGATACTAAGGACTATCTGCAAACTATTGACTATCGTGCGCTATTCCCTAGGTATCGTGCTCTTAAGTATCTTCGTAAATTTGATCCTTCTAAAGGATCTGATGGAGTTGGCGCATTCATCAATATCAGTACACCAGATGAAGTGCTAGATTCTTATGGCATTCAAAAGAATGATATCTGTTATGTGGCAGGCTCAGTTATTCAACTTCGTTCTTCCACTGAACTTGAGTACGCAATCATTGGCATCTATCAGAATCCAAACGTAGATCCTGCTAATTATAGTAGCTGGATTGCAGATGAATCTATGTATGCTGTTGTATATAAAGCAGCATCTATTGTATTCGGTACTGTGCTTGGAGATACTGCACGAATGCAAACTAATGATGCAATGGCAAACGTTGAATTCCAAGAAGTACGCAATTCTAACATTGTTGCACAAGGATATTAATTATGACATCTATCTGGCAAGGTGATCCATCTGGTAGTGAAGGCACTACTATTAGTGGGGATAACACCTATAAATCAGAATACTTTGTAGCTACGCAAGG